TGAAAATCGAACGCTTCGTTTCGGATTCTGCGGAAATTTGGATTTGCGGATTATAACGACTGCTGATGCGGTTCTTCGTATTGAGGAGAAAATAGACCTGACCGCCTATGTTCCCGATGGATTTGGAACAGGAGATGCCGTTATTCTTGCGGATGGCACAATGGAAATCATTGACCTCAAATACGGTAAGGGAGTACAAGTGTCTGCGGTAGAAAACAAACAGATGATGCTATATGCCTTAGGAGCATTAGACATGTTCGGATTCATGTATGCCATTCATACAGTACGCATGACTATCTATCAGCCACGATTGGATAATATCTCTGAATGGGAGATACCGGCAGAAGAACTGCTGATATGGGGCGCAAACGAATTGGCGCCGCGGGCAAAAATGGCGTTTGCCGGAGAAGGCAGCTTCGTTCCCGGAAAGCATTGCCAGTTCTGCCGGGCAAAAGCCCAATGCCGGGCACTTGCTGAAAAGAATCTGGAAACGGCTAAGCATGAATTTGACGATGCCTCTCTCCTATCCGACACCGAAATATCCAAAGTCCTGGAACAAATGGATATTATAAAGAACTGGATGTCCGCTATTGAAGAATATGCGCTTCAAGCAGCACTCAACGGCAAAACGTTTCCGGGGTTCAAGTTGGTGGAAGGCCGTAGTATCCGAAAGTACGTGGACGAGAAACAGGTTGCAGATCGGCTAATGGAAAACGGATATAAAGAATCTGCTATTTACGAACCGCCCAAATTAAAAACGATTACCGCTATGGAAAAACTGGTAACGAAAAAAGCCTTTACGGCTTTACTGGGCGATTTGATCATTAAGCCACAGGGAAAACCTACGCTTGTACCGGAGTCAGACAAACGCCGAGAATGGAATTCAGTAGAGAACGACTTTAAAAATGTGTAGAAGTGAAACTTATCGATGTATTATCCGCCCTGAAGTTGAATCATATGACCGATGTTCAGGGTACAAAAATCGTAGCCCGTAGACCTAGAGCCTATAGTAGTACAAATGATCCGGGATGCAAGGACTGTATATTCCAGAAAGAAGGCGGTGCAGCCGACTGCTCTTTTAAAAACAGCTGTATGGCACATAAACGCCTAGACAGAAAATCAGTAATTTTCAAAATATTTAAAAACAAAAAAATAAACGGTTATGAACGATAATTTGAATACCAAAGTTATTACGGGAAAAGTAAGAATGAGTTATGTACACGTATGGGAGCCTGCTGCCATTTCAGAGGGCGGAGAGAAAAAATACTCAGTTTCTCTTATTATACCTAAGAGTGATAGTAAAACTGTGGAATCCGTCAAAGCGGCTATCCAAAACGCACTGAAAGCCGGTATCGGTAAATTTGGAGGTAAAATTCCCTCTGTGTATAAGAACCCGCTTCGCGATGGAGACACAGAACGTCCGGACGATGACGCCTATAGCAACAGTTATTTCCTAAATGCCAATTGCAAAACAAAGCCCGGCGTAGTAAACGCCATGCGTAAGCCTATCGAAAACGAGGATGAGTTCTACAGCGGCTGTTATGGCTATGCTTCTATCACCTTTTACGCTTTTAATACAAACGGTAACAAGGGAATTGCCTGCGGTCTTAACAACCTGATGAAGATTGCAGACGGAGAACCGCTTGGAGGCCGTTCTACAGCCGAAAGCGATTTCGCAGACATAGAAGTCCCATTTGAAGCACCAACAGATGACGACGATGGTTTATTCTAACCTCATTCCACGAGAACAGATTGTCACAGTGGCGTCCGGAGTGATCCGGCGCTACAGACAAGATGCCTCCGATCAAGATTGCGAAGATTTACTGGGGGCATTTCTTATTTTGTCGAAGTATCTAGAAAACTTCTTCACCGGTGATTTTTATACGAAGATCGAATGTACTGAAAAGGAGTTCCAACAGCTGAATGCCATCGCCACTTCTTATAAAAATACGTTTGAAACATGGAGCGAGCTAATAGGCTTATCGCCTACGGTAATTCGGTATAACGTTAGGCTAACAAATGGTTTTTCTATCATTTGTAATGAGATTGCAGTGAGACTGAACGGCAAGGCCGCGGAGTATGATAGGGAACCTATTAAAGTGTTGGGCATCGACATCGAAACGTTCAGTTCTGTTGATATTACCAAATGCGGATTATACAAATATGTAGAATCGGACGACTTTACTATTCTGTTGTTCGCCTATGCCTGTGACGATAAACCTGTACAGATTGTCGATTTTGCATCCGGGGAAAAACTTCCGGAACGTATTTTTCTGGCATTGACCGACCCGAATGTTTTAAAAACGGCATTCAACGCATCTTTTGAACGTATCTGTATCGGAAGGTATTATGGTATTGACCTTCCAATAGAACAGTGGGAATGCACAATGGCACGCTCTGCGATGCTTGGACTCCCGCTTTCATTGGCACAAGTAGGAAAGGTTTTGAATCTCGAAGACCAGAAGATGACCGAAGGAAAAGCTCTAATCAAATTCTTTTCGAGTCCCCGTAAACCGACAAAGACGAATGGAGAAAGAACCCGCAACCTCCCGGAACATGCCCCGGACAAATGGGATATATTCAAACGTTATTGTATCCGGGATGTAGAGGTGGAACGAGCCATCCGGAATAAAACAAAATCATTTACTATTCCAGAACACGAAAAAGAGTTATACGTTATAGACCAAAAAATCAATGACCGGGGTGTATTGGTTGATATGGACCTCGTAAAACACGCTATCCGTATGGACACTTTATATAAAGGCCGGTTAAATGCGGAGGCAGCAGAACTGTCCGGATTGGATAACCCTAATAGCGTCTCACAACTCAAATCGTGGCTAGAAAAGGAAACCGGAAATGAGATAGCAACTTTGTCAAAAAAAGACATTCCCGATCTTTTAGCTACAGCCGGTAATGATATAGTTGAACGCATGTTACACATACGTCAAGAAATGGCAAAGACTTCAACTAAGAAATATGAAGCGATGATGAACGCCGCATGTGGCGATAATCGTGTACGGGGACTATTGCAATATTATGGAGCCAACAGAACCGGGCGTTGGGCCGGACGGTTAGTGCAAGTGCAAAACCTGCCACAAAACCATCTTCCGGATTTAGACTATGCGAGAAATTTAGTAAAATCCGGAGATCTGGATATGGTCGAAATGATGTATGGCAATGTTCCTGATACACTATCACAGCTTATCCGTACATCATTTATCGCAAAACCGGGACATACCTTCATAGTCTGTGACTTCTCTGCCATTGAAGCTCGTGTAATAGCTTGGCTAGCAGGAGAACAATGGAGACTTGACGTATTCCGTACGCATGGTAAAATCTACGAAGCATCCACCTCAATGATGTTCCACGTCCCTGTAGAAGAGATAACTAAAACTGATCCACGCAGGCAGAAAGGCAAAATTGCGGAGTTAGCGCTTGGTTATCAAGGCGGAATTGGCGCAATGAAAGCTATGGGTGGCGAAAAAATGGGGCTATCCGAAGCCGAAATGCAGGAGATCGTTAATCACTGGCGAAAAGCCAACCCGGCAATTGTGGGTATGTGGGACAAAGTACAAGAAGCCGCCACGGTTTGTATAGAAACAAAAAGTCCTACTACAATAGGGAAACAAATTAACTTTTGCATGAGATTCGGGGCTTTACTAGTTCAATTACCATCCGGTAGATATCTCTCATATCCGCGCCCTTATATCGGAGAAAACCGATTCGGTGCCAAGTCTATCTGCTATGAAGGGTTGAGCCAAACTACGAAACAATGGGGAAAGCAAGAAACGTATGGCGGAAAATTAGTAGAGAACATAGTACAGGCTATCGCCCGAGACTGCCTCGCTTTAACCATACTTCGGCTAGAAAAGGCTGGCTACCCAATCGTGTTCCATGTCCACGACGAAGTTATTATCGAAGTCGCTAAGGATAGCAATCAAACTCTTGAATCAGTAAAAGAGATATTCAAAGAGCCGATACCGTGGGCGGAAGGTTTACCCTTAAAAGGAGATGGCTACCTGACTGATTATTATTTAAAAGATTAATTCGTAACAATATAGTAATGAACATCGGAATATTAGCAGTTGACAGCAATTACCCTAATCTCGCATTGATGAAGATAAGTGCATGGCACAAGGCAAGAGGCGACAATGTAGAATGGTATAATCCCCTTTGTTCTTATGATAAGGTTTACATGGCAAAAGTCTTCAGTTTTACACCGGATTACGGCTACTATATCAATGCTGATCAAGTCGAGAAAGGCGGTACAGGATATGACATAAGCAAAGTTCTTCTACCGGAAATTGATAGAATGATCCCTGATTACGATCTGTATAATGTTGATAAGAATTTGGCTTATGGCTTTTTGACAAGGGGTTGCCCTAATCGTTGTAAATGGTGTGTTGTACCTGCCAAAGAAGGAAACATCACTCCTTACATGGATATTGCAGAAGTATCTGCTGGACGAAAAAATGTGATTCTTATGGATAACAACATACTTGCATCTGAGTACGGGTTACAGCAGATAGAAAAAATAATCTCCATGGGCGTGCGGGTTGACTTTAATCAGGGATTAGATGCCCGGCTGGTAACGGATGATATAGCCCGGTTGCTTGCAAAGGTGAAATGGATAAAGCGTATACGATTCGGTTGTGATACACCGGGACAAATCGCGGAATGTGAACGGGCTACGGCTTTGATTGATAAGTATGGCTATAAGGGCGAATACTTTTTCTACTGTATATTATTGAATGACTTTAAGGAAGCATTTACCCGCGTTAATTATTGGAGAACAAAAGGCGGGCGGTTCTTACCATATTGCCAGCCTTACCGGGACTTAAACAATCCTCGTCAGATTATCCCTCAATGGCAAAAGGATTTGGCTGGATGGGCTGACAAGAAGTGGATTTTTAGAAGTTGTGAATTTAAAAACTTTACCCCGCGAAAGGGATTTGTCTGTAGTGAATATTTTGATAACAATTAGATTAAAACAGAACAATAAGGAACATTATGGAAATAATCAAACTAACGAAGAAAGAAGAGGAATGGATTAAGGAGCTGAAGAAGTTAATCCGAAAGAAACCTAAGAATCTGATTCTCTTTGCTGATGGAAATTTAAATATCTTGAAACTTGATAAGGATGATAATGATGGAGTGGGCGAAAATGGAAGAATGAAAAGTGATAGAATAGTAGAAATTATTCTTAACGCCTGTGATGGAGGTGTATTTTAATTAGAGTAAAACAAAGAATAAAGGAGGCAAACTATGATTGGAGCAGAAATATATGCATACCGCATGAATTTCTCATGCAAAGAGAACAAATACAAGAACCCGTATTTAAAATCTATCAAGCTGAAACTTGTAGATTTGTTCAGACCTTATTATCGGCACTTTAGTAAGTTTGACGATGACCTTTATATCGGTATTTGTCAATACTTCATGCGTAAAGGCTTACCCCATGATTCTTTTTGGGGTGGTTCTAAACTCCGTATTACAAGCGGACTAAAAGAGGCAGATAAATACTTGTCCGATGCCTTATTCTCCTGCAATTATTTTCTCGCTGAAAGCCTGTATATAAACAACGATCATTTCAAGCTAATGGAGTGGCGAAAACAATTTGACATCTTTCAAGAGATGAAGATAGACGGGCTAAAGTTTTATCGCAATAGGACAGCTATCCCATTAGATAATTTTGAATCTTTCGACGACATAAAACGGTTGATATTTAACGGGAGAGGAAGATACGGAGAGCAGCATGATATGCTTGAATTCCCGTATAATGAATGCCATAAGACAGCAAAATACATTATAGGACGTGATGTGCTTGTTTATCCCAATTATTTCTATTACCACATATCCTACGGGATGCAAGATGATTTCGAAAACTTCAAACAAGGGAAAGGACATAGTTCTTGGGATATTTATATCAGAAGTGAGGATAACGAGAACTACATAGATTTTTGTTTGCGCATCTTCAACCGCTATGATGCAATATTGAAATTCGATACAGAGGTTATAGAGCAAACATCACAATACAGCAGTTATTACAAGATAATCAATTAGAGTAAAACAGAACAAGTAATGAAGAAAATGAAATCAATTCACCCAATAATGGCCGCTAATAATATGAAACTTGAATGTGGCTTCTATTTTTTCGGTCAGTGTAACTATCGGGGGGGGATGTCTCCCCGATAACTGTAAAAACTTTCAAAAGATAAAAGCCCATGGCAAAAATAGCAATAACTCGAATCACCGTCGTCAATGATGCCGGTCAAAAGATGTCACACAATGGACGGGTTATTATAGATAGTTCAGAACTGGAAGATTACCGGAAATTTATCAAACGAGATGGTAATGATATCAACCGTGTCTTATTCATTTATGAGGAGGTGGAAGATGATTAACGGTATACCTTCTGAATTTGATAGAATCTATGATGTTATACAGATTAAAAGGAGAAAGACTAAATTATGGCAGAAGAAAATGAAATCAAGGTACAAAATGACGGTTCTTTATTTATCGCAGTCGGCAGTGGGCGAAAAGAAATCAACTGGAAGAATCGCGAATGGACGTGGGGGCAATTCCTTAACAAGATAAAAGAAACCCGACGTACAAATGAGACAATGGCCGAATATCGGAAAGCCTCTAAATCCAGGCAGGACGAAATAAAAGACGTCGGAGGCTTTGTAGGCGGATATATTAACGGCGGACGAAGAAACAAAGGAAGCGTTATGGAACGCACAATGGCTACTTTAGATATTGATTTTGCAACAGGTGATATATGGGATGACTTTTGCCTGTTGTTCAATTGTGCAGCTGTAGTATATTCAACCCACAAACACACGCCTGACACTCCTCGTTTACGTCTTATCATACCGTTCAGCCGTCCGGTAACTCCCGCCGAATATCAAGCCATTTGCCGATATGTCACAGCCGTTATCGGTATTGACATGTTCGATGACACTACGTATGAACCGGAGCGACTTATGTATTGGCCGTCCACCTCAATAGATGGGCAATACCTCTTCCGATATCAGGATGGTGAGTGGTTGGACGTGGAATCTATCCTCGCCACATACAAGAATTGGCGGGATACATCCGAATGGCCTGTATCTAGCCGAGTAGACGTCGGTGTACGCAGAGAGATAAAGAAACAGGGAGATCCTCTCGAAAAATCAGGTATCGTCGGTGCTTTCTGCCGGACATACAACATTCACCAGGTAATAGAAACGTTTCTTTCGGAAGAGTATGTGCCTTGCGGAATAGATAACAGATACACCTATGTCCACGGCTCCACAGCAGCCGGTCTTGTGGTTTATGACGATAAATTTGCCTATTCGCACCATGGAACAGACCCGAGTAGCGGAAAACTCTGCAACGCCTTTGATTTAGTCCGTCTACACCTGTTTGGAGATAAGGACGAGGGCATAGATAAAGAGAGCAACAGGAATATAACGAAATATCCTTCATATCTTGCAATGGAGGAATTTGCTTCAAAAGATACAAATGTTAAAAAGACAATATTCACAGAAAGAAACGCATCGGCCAAATGCGATTTTGCAGATGTTGACTTCGTTGAAGACGAAGACCAGGAATGGAAAGAAAAACTCGATTGTAATAAAAAGGGAATTTGCGAAAAATCAAGAAAGAACCTACTACTAATATTGAAGAATGACCCGAACGTCGCCGGTTGCTTTGCTGTAGATAAATTCTCTAATCGGGCAGCTCTGCTAAGGTTGCCTATGTGGCGTAAGACCGAAGATACCGATATGTTCATGAGGGATGATGATTTGATGAATCTTCGGGCATATCTGGAAACAGTCTGGGAGATTGACGCAAAAGATAAGATTAATGACGCTCTGGGGATAGTTGCACGCGATAATGCTATCCACCCTGTAAAAGAATATCTATCAGGGCTTTCGTGGGATGGAATAAAACGTGTCGATACGGTCTTTATTGATTATTTGGGGGTGGAGGATAATCCTTTATACCGTTTGTGTACTCGAATATCTTTAACTGCCTGTGTCGCACGTATATTATCGCCAGGATGCGACTTTGACTATACCACGGTGCTTGTAGGTGCGCAAGGCGTCGGGAAAAGTAAGTTGTTGGCAAAGTTGTGCACTAACAAAATGTGGTTCAATGATGCTTTTTCCGTGGATGGAAAAGAATCGTATGAGAATCTTCGGGGTAAATGGATTGTTGAAATAGCAGAATTAGCGGGAATTAAGAAGGCCGACATGGATTCCGTAAAGAAGTTCCTGACTAAAACAAGCGATTTTTACCGCGCAGCCTTCGAACATTACCCGCAGGACCAAATGAGGCAGTGTGTATTCTTCGGGACAACAAATAACTTGAATTTCCTTCGAGATGTTACCGGCGACCGTCGTTTTTGGCCTATGGAGGTATGCGCTGACCGGATAACAAAAAATCAGTGGACGGATCTGACAGACTACGAAATCGGGCAAATCTGGGCGGAAGCGATACATTATTATAACGAAGGACAACAGTTGTATTTGCCTAAAGATATGGAGGAAGAGATGAACAGTAGACGTGAAATATACACTGAAGTAGATGACCGCATCGGGCTGATACAACAGTATCTCGATACGAAATTACCCCCTAATTGGGCTACAATGGACATACAGCAACGCCGTAATTTCCTAGCAGGAAATGATTCGTTAATGCCGGAGGGTGTGGTTGTACGTGACAGGGTTTGCGCCATCGAAATAGGATGTGAGTGTCTCGGCATGAGAAAGAGCGATATCACAAAATATGTTTCGAGTGAGATAATATCCCTAGTTCGGAAAATAGGAGGCTGGAAATGGTCGGGAAAAAAGACGTATCGAGTAGCGCAATACGGAAAAGTACACTGCTTTTTAAGGGAACTACCCGATGACATGACGGGTACTAGGGGTACTACATACCAAAACGAAGAAAAAAGCATCTTCTAAAGATAGTCCCCATAGTCCCTTATACAGTACCCAGAAGACACAATTGCAATATATTAATAATCAGATTATTACATTATAAAAGATACTAAGGGTATTAAGGGTACTAATATATATATAATAAGTAATTTAATTAAAATATGTATGTGTATACGCCTATAAATTTAATAAAACGCATTATGCCCTATACGCGTACGCGCGAGGTGCCTGATACCCAATCTATCTACAAATAGTATTGCCATGAATGAAAAGTTGATTGAAAGAAAACTCCGTGAAGGGGTAAAGGCTTTAGGTGGTTTGGCGTTGAAGTTTTCATCACCCTACCACCGAGGCGTCCCCGATCGGATAGTGCTAATGCCCGGAGGGCAGATGTACTTTGTCGAGCTGAAAACCACCGGAAAGAAACCTACCCTATTGCAGCAAAAAGCTATCGGTGAATTGAGGGAATTAGGATTTGACGCCCGTGTTATTGATAATCAAGAGTCACTAAACTTATTTCTGGAGGAAATAAAATGAACGAATCAAATTTGCATAACTACCAAACATTTGCGGTCCGGCATATAATAGATCATCCCGAGGCCGGTCTTCTGCTAGATATGGGCTTGGGAAAAACCGTGAGTACATTAACAGCTATCAAAAAGCTGATGGACGAGTATCTGGAAGTTAACAAGGTCTTGATCATCGCTCCTAAAAGAGTAGCTGAATCCACCTGGTGCGATGAAATTGACAAATGGGAACACTTAAAAGGTCTGAAAGTCAGTAAGATTCTAGGGACGCAAAAACAACGCAAAACCGCTTTAAAAGTATCCGCCGACATCTATACCATCAATCGTGAGAACGTTGTGTGGCTCGTCTCGCATCTCGAAGGTTATTGGCCTTTTGACATGGTTGTCATTGACGAGTTATCCTCTTTCAAATCACCTAAAGCCGCACGCTTTCGAGCGCTGCGTTTAGTCCGTCCCAAAATTACACGTATTGTCGGGTTAACAGGAACGCCCGCCCCTAACGGTTTGATTGATCTCTGGAGTCAGATATATTTGCTGGATATGGGGCAAAGACTGGAGCGTACAATAACGGCATACCGTACAAAATATTTCCGTCCTGGAAGAACCAACGGGCAGATAGTCTTCGATTATAAGTTAAATGCAGGCAGTGAAGAAGCCATATACAAACAAATTGGCGATATTTGTATCAGTATGAAAGCCGAAGACTATCTACAACTCCCGGAAAGGCTGGACCGCGTAGTGGACGTCCATCTGCCGCCGACAATGGCAGAACGTTATTTGGAGTTTGAAAAGGAACAAGTGTTAGCTTTGGAGGACGAGCAAGGGGATATATCAGCGGTAAATGCCGCTGCATTATCAAACAAACTACTGCAGTTTTCCAATGGGGCCATCTACGATTCAGAACGCAATGTGCATGAAATCCATTCCGAGAAACTGGAAGCACTGGAAGAAATTGTAGAAGCGGCCAACGGACAACCGGTTCTTATATTCTTCTCCTTCCGGCATGACGTTTACAGAATCATGAGAAGATTAAAAAAATTCCGTCCCAAAGAAATTGACGGTCCAGAAGACATTAAGGCGTGGAACAATGGTGATCTACCACTACTTTTGGCTCATCCCGCCAGTGCGGGTCACGGTTTGAACTTGCAAGCAGGCGGGCATATTATAATTTGGTTCGGACTTCCCTGGAGTTCCGAACTATACCAACAAGCCAATGCAAGGTTGTACAGACAAGGACAAAATAAACCTGTAATTATCCATCATCTGATTACAAAAGGTACAATGGATGAGGACGTAATGAAGGCGTTAACCGAAAAAATAGATAAGCAGGAAGCGTTGATGCAAGCTGTAAAAGCCCGTATTCAACGATGGAGGATGTAATATGGGAAAGAAAATGATAAATGTCAGATTCGACGAACGCACCGTGATGTTATTGAACGAACTGTCGGATATAACCAAAACAAGCATTTCCGTTATTGTCCGCGGAATGGTTTACCGCAGTATTGAAGAACTGATAGACAAATCCGGAAATTGGAAATTACCGAATGAGAACAACGAGGAAAGGAAAAGCCAATAAGAAAGTGATGTCCGTGATAGCGCATAACTATGACAAACTAAAACAGTTATGCGGTTATCGGGCTTCGGGCTTATATTGTTCTAAAAGCCGTGAAGACATTTTTCAAGACACTGTACTTTTTGTATCGCAGGATGAAAAAGCTGTATCCCTTCCCGATAAGGAACTAATACAATACTTTTGCTATCGCTTCCGTATGATTGAATACCAATCAATTAATGATAATAAACTTTTAAAAGAAATACCTTATGCCGACTATTTACAAACCCCAAAAACAGCAGCAAAAGAAGAGTGATAACTATTATGACGCAGAACGGAGAAAAATATATAATTCTGATCGCTGGCGTCGGTTACGTGCCTGGAAATTCGCATGTAGTCCACTCTGTGAAATGTGTTTAAAAGAAAACAAAACAACTCCAGCCGAAGATATCCACCACATAATTTCGTTTATGAGTACGGACGATCCGGTGCAACGTGCTTTTTTAGCTTATGATTATGACAATCTTATGAGTCTGTGCAAAAAATGCCATCAAGCAGCGCATAATAAACTATAGAGCGTTGATATATTCTCTGAAATCTCTGTTTAATTCATACGTCAAAAAGTAATAAAAGAAAGTTGCTCTCATAGGTTTTGATAATTCACGCTTCCCTGATAAAATGAGACTTAAAGAGGAACGGTCGATAGCTAACTGTTTAATCAAATCGTTTCTCTTTATTCCAAATTCTTGCATTTTCGACTCTATCCAATCAATCGTAATATCATCCACATTCAGAGAATAGACAACCGGGATAATCTTTGCATCCGGATACACTTCTTTACCCCGTTCTATAAGTTGTTTTTGATTCAATATATAGCCATTTATCAGCCTTGATTGAGTGACTTTTACTGTTCCATCCTGTAATGGTTCAATGCTTATCCCCAAGCGATCGTAACCTGTAATGCTTTGTTTCTCCATATCTTATTTTTCTTCAATGAAAGAAAAAGCAAGGGGCGAACCCCTTACTTAATTCTAATCTCTTTTATGTTTGTTAAATCGTAGATTGCAAGCTGATTGTGATTCTTTGCGAACTCTATCGCTTTGTCAATCTCCGAGTTTTTAAAGATTTTTACGCTGTCGAAATAGTAACGTCCGCTTTCGGTATCAAACCAACCGCCAACCGTCTTGCTATGTTCTAAAGCGTGATTAATAACTTTGTTTAAACTCTCTTTTCCGAAGCTATCTTGCGTTTCTTGATACGCTACTGATATTCCGTACTTGACTGGTTTCAATGTCTCAATGTTAAGAGTAAAACCGTTAGGATTGATTAGTGAGTATTCCCAAACTCCGTCAATTAATTGTTTCATAATGTCAAATGATTTAAAGCCCCTTGCTTTAACTGTTACAAAGATAATAATTTTATTTGCTTTACGCAAACTTTTATCAAATAATATTTGCTTTACGCAAACAAATAGGGATTTCCCTATGAACTTAATGTGATATTTTTAAAATTAAGTTAAAATTAACATTAAATACACTATAGAGGGGGTATGGGGTCAAATTTTGAGAAAATGAGCCTTCCAAACCTCGCCCAACCCTTCTTCACACGCACGGCACTTTTTGAAAAAAGCCAAAGTGTTTAGTTTTGTTAAAAGATCGTTTTTGTATGACATTTCTATGGTTTTAAGGTAAAAACGAATCAAAATCATGGGAAAAAAGAAGAAAATTAGCTTTAAATTGCCCGATAGTATTAAACATGACGAGGCTCGAAAATTGATTACCGGACTTGTCAAGCAGCTGAATGAGAAGGAAATGCTCGAACTCTCCGATATTCCCCAGCTCCATCGTATGGCGACCGCTTATGATATGTATCTCAGCTGTGTAGACGAAATATCCGAGAAAGGAATGACTATGGAGAATCTGAAAGGAGAACTAGTGAAACGGCCGGAAGCCAACTTACTGAAAGAAAGCTGGAGCCAATATCTTGAACTGGCCAAAGAATACGGATTAACTGCAAAGAGTAAAGGTCAAATCAAAGCCATGAGCGGTGGGGATAATGAAGAGTCACCGCTGGATGCATACTTAAAAGGCAAAAAGGAATTTCGCTAATGGGTACGAAGGCTTATTACGAGTATGCGCAGGGTGTCACAGAAGGAACAGTTGTTTGCGGTGAGTTCATAAAGCTTGCAGCCGAACGTTTCTTCAATTTTATGGAAGATGACCGTTATGAGTTCAGAGAGGACAAAGCCAACGAAGTTATTGAGTTCTTCTCCATCCTTCAGCATTTTACCGGAAGACATGCGGGCAAACCGTTCATCTTACAGCCGTGGCAGCAATTTGTAATAGCCGCGATATACGGGTTCTACGTGAAAGAAACAGGAGAGCGCCTCACCAAATACGTTTACATTGAGATATCCCGTAAAAATGGGAAAACCGCATTTGCCGCCGGTCTTTGTCTGTTTCATCTCATTGCAGACGGAGAAATGGATGCCGAAGTTGATTTGGCAGCAAATTCCAAAGATCAAGCCAAAATCGCATTCAAATTCTATTCCCAGTTTGCAAAGGGAATTGATCCCAAAGGAAAAGACCTTGTATCTTTTCGGGACAAAGTAAAATTCGAGAAAATGCTTAGTCTGTTACAGGTATTTGCCGCTGACGATTCTAAACTGGACGGATTCAACGCTTCCATGTATCTGATTGACGAGTACCATGCCGCTAAAAATACAGGATTAAAGGACGTATTACAATCATCACAGGGAATGCGAGACAACCCGATGGCGATTATCATCACTACCGCTGGATTCGACAAGCTGGGACCGTGTTACCAATACAGAGAGATGTGCACGGAGGTTCTCTCCGGGTTGAAAGAAAATGACTCTCTATTTGCAGCCATCTACTCTTTAGACGAAGGAGACGATTGGAGAGACCCGAACAATTGGACAAAAAGTAATCCGAATCTTGGTATCACAGTAAAACCGCAATATCTTCAGACACAAGTGCAATCGGCCAAAAATACAAAATCGGAAGAAGTCGGCATAAAAACTAAAAACTTCAATATCTGGTGCGATTCCGAAACAGTGTGGATTCCTGAACACTACATCTTACAGGCGTCGGCCAATCTCGATTTCGAACAGTTTCGAAACATGGATTGCTATGCGGGGATAGATTTATCCAGTACAAGCGATTTGACATGCGCCTCTTTCATGATCCCGACCGAAAACAAATATTATTTCAAGACCCTGTATTATTTGCCGGAAGCGGCTTTGCAAGAGAAGCGTTTCAAAGATCTGTATGGCGAATGGCGCAGACAGGGGCTTATTACAATTACTCCGGGAAATGTAACGGACTACGACTACATCCTCAACGATCTTATGAAAATCAGAGATATCGTGTATATTCAGAAAATAGCATATGACGCCTGGAACGCCACACAGTTTGTCATTAATGCGGAGGAAAGAGGGCTACCGATGGAACCGTTCTCGCAAACACTGGGAAATTTCAATCGACCGACAAAAGAATTGGAACGTCTGCTGCTATCCGGGAAAGCCGTTATAGACAATAATCTGATAAACCGGCATTGTTTCCGTAATGTCATTATGGCAAGAGACAAAAGCGGCAATACCAAGCCCTCAAAGCAGTATGAGGAAAAGAAAATCGACGGGGTTATAGCCAAATTGGAAGCTCTCGGTATTTATCTGGTTTCCCCAAGATATGGAGAGTTTTACTGATTTGTATTACATTTTTTTGGTTAGGTGTAAAAGTGCGCTTAATATGAAAATACCATTTACAAATATTGAAATAAGAAAAGCATCCAAAGCGGAAACTTCCCGTTTGACAGCCTGGAGTTATACCGGAAGCCATCCGCTTCTTTCCAGTCGGAGCAAACCGATGCTTCTTTCTACGGTATACCGTTGTGTCGATCTTATATCAGATAGCGTAGCAGTGCTTCCGTTAAAAACCTATCGGCTCGATACGGAAGGATTCAAAGAGGAATATAAAGCTCATCCGGCTTATCAGGTTTTGGATTTGGAGCCCAATGAAGACATGACGCGGTTTGTCTTTTTCAAGACACTAATGGCTTCCGTACTTCTCACGGGTAATGGATACGCCTATATAGAGAGAGATTACGACCTTAACGTGCTACAATTGATTTATATCCCTACCAGCCAAGTAACTATCGTGTATATCACCGACAAAAATGGTATTATGCGCAAACGGTATCAGATAGTCGGATTTAAGGAATTGGTGGAACCGGGAGATATGATTCACGTTTTGAACTTTTCTTATGACGGTATTATCGGTATATCAACATTGACACACGCCCGACAAACTCTCGGTATTGCAACAAAAAGCGAAGAACACGCTTCCGGTTTCTTCGAATCCGGCGGCTCTATCTCCGGCATATTGACTGTTGAGGGAAAACGGTTGGACAAGGAGCAAAAGGACCAAATATACGATACCTGGGATGAACGTATGGCTAAGCATCCGAATGGAATTGCGGTATTGGAGGGGAATATGAAATACCAGCCAATTACGATCAGCCCTAAAGATAGCCAGTTACTCGAAAGTAGGCAGTTCAATGTCGTGGATATCTGCCGCTTTTTCTCTGTCTCTCCCGTGAAGGCATTCGACCTTTCAAAATCCAGTTATTCCACCGTTGAGGCCACCCAACTTCAGTACCTGACTGATACCGCGCTGTCGGTAATTACAAAAATAGAACTGGAAATCAATAGGAAGGTATTCTTAAAATCGGAACGTGGTAGAATCATTGCAGAATTTGATACTTCTGCCATTCTCCGTACAGACAAAGCCGCTCAAGCTGCGTATTGGAAAGACATGTTTTACGTCGGTGCGGCTACACCGAATGAAATCCGCAGAGAAAATAATCTTTCTCGTATCAAAGACGGGGATAAAGTGTTCGTACCTGTAAATACGCAAACCCTGGATAACGCATTATCCCAGAAATCTCTGCCCAACAATGAAAATAATCCGGATTTGTATGACAAATCTTTGGTTAATAGTAAAAGTTAGATTATGGACGATAAAAAAGAAATCAGAAATACTTCTTTTCAGGTGCAGGTAACCGGAGAGAATGAAGAAAAACGTACCGTTGAGGGTTACGCACTGCTTTTCGATACCCCGTCAGACGGGTTATCATTTACCGAAGTGATTCAACGCGGTGCGCTTGACGGAGTTTTAGCTAAAAGCGATGTTTTTGCGCTTTTGAACCACGACCAAAGAAGGGGGATTTTAGCCAGAAGCCAAAATGGGCAAGGTTCTTTGACTCTTTCCGTAGATAGCAAAGGGCTTAAATATCGTTTTGAAGCGCCCAAAACTGTGTTAGGAGATGAATTAATCGAAAACATCCGCCGAGGGGAAATTAAGGAAAGTTCTTTCTGCTTCGATGTGGAAAAAGATACCTGGGAAAGACAAAAAGACGGTAACTGGAAACGCACTATTGAGAAAATCGGCAGTCTCTATGATGTTTCTCCGGTTTATAACGGCGCATATAGTAAAACCAGTGTCTATATGCGGGGGAAAGAATTGGCAGAGGAAGAATTAAGAAAAAAAAATCAGGAAGAAGTTCCTGAATCATATTATGAGAACATTGAAAAAGCGTTAAACATTTAATTTATAATCTTATGGCAAAAGAAAAAAGCATCACAGATCTAAAGGACGAAAAGAAGCAACTTATCAGCCGTTCAAAAGAAATCATTGAAAAAGCGAAGAGTGAAAAACGCCAGTTTTCAAAAGAGGAAAATGAAGAACTGGGAGAGGCCCAAGCCCGCATGGCTGAAATCAACCTCGAAATCGAGTCCAAAGAAGATGAAAACCGCAGCAAGCGACCTGTTAAAACTGTAAGCGCAGGCAACGGTAACTTCTCTCTCCGTCGTGCCATTCTGGCTCAAATGAATAAAACAGAGCAACGTGACAGCGAGGCCGCAGTTATCGAAGAAGCATCCAAACTGCATCGTTCTGTTGCAGCCACTGCTGAAAATTGCGGTGAACTAATCGTGCCCCTGTCATATCAGAAACGTGCTGCTTATACGGCAGGTACAGAAGCGGCTACCGGCGTCGTGATTGACGAAGAACAACAGGAACTGCTACTGCCTTTGGAGGCTAATCTGGTATTGTCACAAGCTGGTGTACGTATGATGACCGGTTTGGTTGGTAACATCTACTGGCCCAAGCATAGTGCGGCACAAGTTTTTTGGGAAGGAGAAAATGACGAAGCTAAAGACGGTAAAGGAGAATTTTCTAAAGGCAAGCTCTACAGCCCGAACCGTTTGACGGCCTATGTAGACATCTCCAAACAACTTCTTATTCAGGAAAACCGCTCTGTAGAAGGCCTGATCCGGCAACTACTTGCTATTGCCATTGCTCAAAAAGTGGAGAAAACCGCATTGAGCAATGCCGCACACGAAGATAACGTACCTGACGGCATATTTCAAACTCTCGGAAAAACTAAAGGGGATATGGATTGGGCAAAGATTGTGGAACTTGAAACAAACGCGGATTTGAATAACGCATTGTTCGGTAACTTAGCCTATATCATGCACCCATCGTTGGTCGGGAAGGCCAAAACGAAAGTTAAAGACGTATCCGGTGCCGGTGGCTTTATCTTCGGGAACGAAGGGATAGGTATGCTGAACGGTTATCGCGCATTGCGTACAAATAACATTCCCAAAGGGTTACAGGACGGAAAGGATGAATTTGGTATCGTATTCGGTAATTGGGCTGATTATTTTCTGGGGCAATGGGGAGCCATCGATATGACTGTAGACCCATACACACAGGCAACAAAAGGTATGGTTCGCTTGGTTATCAACTCATATTGGAATATGGGTATGATCCGTCCTGAATCGTTTACCATCGCTTCAATGAAATAATATGGCGCATATCGATTTACAACTGGCAAAGAGACATCTGAACGTGGAAGAATCATTCACAGAAGATGATGAATATATCAAAGGTCTTATCGAGGCTGCCGAAGCCGTTGTAGAGAAAGATATATGCGAGAAGCTTAGCGAATTAGAGAAAGAGAATGAGGGGAAACTCCCCTCTCCTCTTCGTCAATGTATTCTCTTGATGGTCGGACAGTTCTACGCCAATCGAGAACCTGTAGCTTTCGTGCAGTCCGCTGAAATCCCGCTGTCTTACAGCCATCTCGTATCACTTTATCGGAATTACGCCAAATGAGAGCCGGATTATTGAAATATATACTTGTATTTGAGAATCCTGTAGAAGTAAAATCTCCGACAGGGGCCGTCAATAAGGAATACAAAGAAGTATTCCAATGTCGGGCGCAACGCGTAAAACAAACACTTCTTGCAACAGATGAAAATGCGCATGAGCAGTTTATAGGCCACACAATCACTATGCAAGTACGTAAATATCCGCAAATCAAATACGGCTGCCGTGTAAGATATGCAGATTCCGTTTGGGAAATAAAGATGATTGAACCAACGGGAAACGAGCTTACATTAACCCTTAAAAAGATTGACGTATGATTCAAGTTAGAGCTATTGACAGGGAAAATATCCAGTATCTGGTTCGAAACCTGGAAGACTTCGAAAAAGACAAAGCAATCAAAAGCGGATTACGTGCGGCGGTCAATGTATTTCGCGTAAAAGGTCGAAGCAATCTCCGGGCAAGACTACTGCATCACGGCAAGCAGACTAACCACTTGATGAATTCCTTCACTACACGGGTAAAACGCAATAAACTAGGTGCTTTATCCGGATTTGATCGTCCAGGGGGAAATCACGCCCATCTTGTAGACAGGGGAACGAAAAGGCGTTATACTAAAGCAGGCACGACTCGGGGCATTATGCCGGGGAACAGTTTCTGGGATGACGCAAAACAGACGGAGGAAAACAAGGCTATGCAGGCTATTTATCAAAGTGTGCAAAAAGCGATACAACGAATAAATGACAGAAGATGAATCCTTTTAAAATTGCAACAGAAATACGGGCTATCCTACTTTCGTCGGAAGACATCAAAGAAGCTATCGGTGAAAAGGTATTTCCTATAATCGCTCCGGAAAATACAGTAGGCGATTTTATAGTCTACCAACGTGACGGTTACAAACAAGACTGTACAAAATTCGGCATATACCAACAAGTACCGATTGTAAATGTAGTCGCTATCAGCGAAAATTACGACCGTAGCCAGCACCTAGCTTCATTGATTTACGACACTTTGTCCGGTGATTTTGCAGATCCGGATATCCATATTGAACTTGAAGACTCCACAGAGGACTTCATTGATAATAAATATATTCAAGTTTTACAGTTTTCAATTAAAAACAGATAATTATTATGGCAGGAACAAAATTAGATTCGAGTGCGGACGTCTATCAGGGACAGCTGTTCGCCTTTATTGGAGAAGACCCGATTGCTTTCGCGTCCAGTGCTACTTTGGAAGTATCCGTAGAAGAGATTGACATTTCCAATAAAATGATGGGCAGTTGGGCGGGATCACTCGCAGGAAAAAGAAGCTACACGCTATCATCCGAGTCCCTTATTACACGCAAGGAGGGGGCTATGAGCTATGACACGTTACTGAAGAAAATGATAGAAGGCGCTCCTATCGACTTTTTCTTCGGAGAAGCAGCTTCTTCAGACAAGGATAATTTTGGTGGTACTTTCACCCCAGACAAGACAAAGATTAACTATACTGGGAAGGTACTGATTACGTCCTTGTCGGTAACATCGGAAGCCGGTCAGATCGCCAAATGCAGTGCATCATTCAAAGGATTTGGCGCATTAGTTCCAATAGAAGGATCTCCGGTCAGTGTAAATTCTGCATCTGCACCGGCTAAAGCATAAAGCGGTAATTATAATATTATGTTATAAGGCGGTCCTAAGATGGCCGCCTTTTTCTTTTACTAAATCAAATTATTATGGTCGTTGCCTTTTTCGTAATTATATTAGTGTGTCTGATATGGATTTGCTGTGTTGTGGTTATTCCCAACAAGCGCTCTCACCCTATTGTTTCTAAACCAAAGTATATTTCTCGCTTAAAGTTTATAAGACTGACGATTAAATCCGTTATTCGTTGGGAACAGAAGCAGGGTAAGTCCTTTTCTATGATGAATTACAATAATCCGGAAGAAATAGAAAGCCTGCTATATGCTATGTATCTGACAGAAACAGGTTCTTCCTACACGTTTAATGTATTCCAACGGGCCATCATGGACAAAACTTTCACAAAACAAATGGTATCTGAGCTTGAACGCATAACGAGAGTCATGTCCCAATTCCAAAAAAAACAGGAAAAAGCTGATGTAGGTAATACCGATGTTAGCCCGGAAACCATAGCCAGTATCGTATCCACCCTTATCATGGCCGGATTAGATGCACATTATGCACTCAATGAAATGGAACTATGCGATCTCCCGCTCTACATTGAGGCGTATGAAAAAAAACGCAGAGAAGAAATGGAAAGTGCTCGAATGTGGACGTATCTTACTATTCTCCCTCATATCGATGTACGAAAGATGAAAAATGGGGCTAAGGATCTAATCATATTCCCATGGGAAGAAGTCGAGAAAGAGGCAGAAAAAGAAATAAATGAGACCGAAGTCGAATGTTTCGAGAACTTATTAAAGCAGGGTAAAAACATTTTCAAATCATAAGAATATGGCTGGAAGATTATCATTCAGTATAGCAATTAATTTGCTTACGGAAAACTTTAGAAAAGGGAGCAATCAAGTAAAAGCGGCATTCCGCTCTATGCAGATGCAGATATTGACCTTCGCGGCTGCATTAGGCGCTGGCGGTATCGGATTAAGTAATCTTGTCTCTAGATTCATAGATGTGGCAAGGGAAACAAACCGAGTAACCACAGCCTTAAAGAATGTATCTGGGGGAACGGCACAATTCGCCGATAATCAACGGTATTTGCTGGACTTAGCAAAAAAATACGGGATGGAGATTAACGCTTTGACAGCCAGCTACGCAAAGTTTACGGCTGCTGCCTCTATCTCCGACATGTCAATGATGGACCAGCGCAAGGTATTTGAGTCTGTCTCCCGGGCATGTACGGCTTTCGGCATGAGCGCAGACGACAGTAATGGGGTTATGCTTGCACTCTCGCAAATGATGAGTAAGGGGAAAATCAGTTCGGAGGAACTCCGTCTACAAATGGGTGAACGTTTGCCGGTGGCATTACAAGCGATGGCAAAGGCCGCCGGTGTCTCCGTTGCCGATCTTGACAAGTTGATGAAGCAGGGTCAGTTAATGAGTAAAGATATGCTTCCCAAGTTCGCAGAAGCACTTAACGAGATGATTCCGAATGTTGATACAGATAACTTGGAAACGTCCGTAAATCATCTGAAAAACGCTTTTACTGAATTAGTTAACGGGGCGGATGTACAAAGTAAATATAAATCTTTGATTGATTGGTTGACAGGAGCTATTCAAGGATTAGGAGAAAACTTAAAAAATATATTAACTCTGGCTTTTGCTGGAATCGTTTTTGTCGCAACAAGTGCTGCAACTAAAGTTTGGCGCGGATGGTCGTCGGCTTATGATAGTGTGGCGGCCAGTGGTGAAAGGGCTTCCGCTCAAGCTATTCGAGCCACAGAAAGACGCGTTGCAATTGAAGGCACATTAGCTGTCAAAAAAAAAGTGGAATCGGCTGCTCTGGCAGAATATCAGGTTGCTTTAGCGAATGGGACAGCGCAGGAAGTAATCGAGGCAGAAATTAGAAAGGATAGGGCTGTACGTGCGCGTATAGCAGCAGAAAGTTCTCTTGAAAAAGCTAGAGCGGCAGAACAAAAAGCACTCGATAAACAAAAGCAGCTATCTGCTACTACTGCTGCTATGGGGGCAGCTTCAGGTTGGAAAAAAGCAAACATTATCATAGGGGCACAAATAAAACGTCTCGGAACTTCCCTTCTGACAATGGGTAAAGCTTTTCTCCCAGCCATACTAATTTCTGGAATAATTGCGGTAGTTAGATATTTCAAGAACTTGAGAGAAGAAGCTCAAAGAATAAGGGGAATATTCAAAGATTACAAAAAACAAGCTGTTTCCATACAACCGTCCACAGAAGTATCACAATTGGAAGCGTTGCGGAATATAGCTAATGATGTAAATCGAAGCACTATAGAAAGAAAAAATGCTCTTGAAGAGGTAGCCAAACGACTAAATATCATAAAAGAGAAAAACGAGACAGAAATAAACTATCAGAAACGAATAAATGATAAGATCAAAGATCGTATAAAACTTCTGGAAGAATCCGCAAGAGCGGATTTTTATGCTCAGCAAAAGGTAACGGCTGAACATGAATTCAAAAAGTTCAAAAAGGATTTGAATCTTCAGGGAATGCCTGAACCAGGAATGAATTCCTTAATGACCAGTATCTCCAAATATAAAGATACAGGTTCTAGAAGATCTTTACAAGACGGTATTGATATATACGCCAAACAAATAAGAAAGTCTGGTGGGGAATTTGTGGATGACTATCAAGATAAGCTCGTTGAGATGTCCAATTATTGGCAAATAATGACAGACTCATCCAAAGAACTTGCAAGTGCAGTAAATAATTCGCTAAAATTGGATGATAAGAAACCCCTTGCTGACGGTGATAGTAGTGAAAAGAAAACCCCGCTTCAAAAAGCAGAAGAAGATTATCGAAGCTCCCTACAAAAATACAAGAATCAACTCGACGCCGGTGCCATTACGCAAGAACAGTTCAATCAAGAGATAGACAAACTCAACTCTGATACAGTAGTTAAACTTGGAGGTATTTTAGGAAAGTCCGCGGATGCAAATGAGACATATGCAAAAGCGCTACTCGGTACATTAAATCCCCGTATAACAGAATCTGTCAAGGCACAAGCTGAATTAAACAAAGTACAAGAAGATTATAAAAAAGCCGCCAACCTTGCAAAAGCCAAGCTAGACAAGAAACTGATATCTGAAGACGAGTATCGTCAGGCCTTGGTAGAAGCCGCAATAGCAGCGGCTAACTCGGCCATATCTATTGAAAATATAGGTGACGCAGCCGACGGCTTTATAAAGAAAATGCGCGGTATTGTCGGCGACAATTTACGGATTGATATGCCTAAAATCGGAAAAAGGGACACAACTTTCGATTACAAAAAAACTGACGTAGATAAAAAAACAGAGGAACTGGATATCTGGATTAAATATAAGGATGATTTAAGGGAAAAGTTTGAAGAGGCTAAGAAAGCGGGAAGTGACACCGCCAAGTCTTTAGAAATTGAATTAAACAGTGCCATTGCGAATGTCGATAACCTGGAGGATGCACTGAAACTTGCTCAAGTCCAAGAAGATATTAAAAATTTCAATAAGGAACTTAATGAATCCCTGTATTCCGGTATAAAGGACATTGCAAGCAGTTCAGACCGTGTGGTCAGTGCATTTCAAAACCTGAATGAAGTAATGAATGACGTTGATGCTTCCGAATGGGAAAAGATAATGGCTATTTGGAACACATTAACGACTGTTGTAGATTCATTCCTTTCCATAATCAAGATGATTGAAAATATCACAGAGTTAACAAACAGATTATCGGCAGCCCAAAAAGCGGAATCAGTCGTCGAACAGCAAGTCTCCAATCAAAAGATAATCAATGCAGCCAAAGAAATGGCTGTTGATACAACGGCAGCCGAAACCAAGAAATCCAATTCTCGCGGAGTTGTTGCCGCTAATACTGCTGAAGCTGCAACAGCAGCGGGAAAGAGTGTCGCAGGTATTCCCTTTGTCGGCATAGCTATGGCCGCAGCAGCGGTTGCCGGAATCATTGCATTATTTGCCACACTGCCTAAATTCGCCAAAGGCGGAATAATTGGTGGCGGGCCTTCATCGGGCGATAAAATCCTGGCCAGAGTTAATGCCGGAGAAATGATACTCAACCAAGGACAGCAGAGCAACCTATTCAAAGCTATCAATTCCGGGAAATTGGGCAATGCCAATAATAGTAGTTTGTCATCTACAGTTACAACAAAAGTCAGAGCTAAAGATATCATTTTAGCCATTAACAATGAATTAAAGTCACAAGGAAAAAAAACGATATCATGAATTACGGACTTATATATACCATACCATTTGCAACCTTGGATAATACGCCATGTGTCGTAGAAATAGAGAAAGACAATTATTCAGGTTCTGTTCAGGAATTGGCACCGGGGGAGAATCCTTTCACCGTCGATATTACGGATGAGGAATTCTTGTATACCCCTACCCGGTTCAGTACGGCAACAATTCATATTGTAGGTAACGACTATCTGCAAAGCTTGTTTTCTATTGCATATCAGCAATATCGGGTTACATTCAAAAAGAATGGTACAGTTACTTGGTGTGGATTCATAAAGCCGGAACTTTACACACAGGATTATAGTTCTACGATTTTTGAACTTCAACTGGAATGCATGAGTGCAATGTCTACCTTAGAATTCATCGATTACAAACAAGTCGGCGAGAATCGTGTATTCATATCACTTTGGGATTTGCTAAAAAAATGCATTTCATCTGCAAATAGTCAATATACAAACATCTACATTCCACATGTATATGCACAAAATGCAGAAGATTATGTAGCAGGAACAAACATTCTTGAAAGTATGACAGTCAGTGAACAAGACTTCTTTGATGAGGATGACAAACCGATGAAGCTAAAGGAAGTTCTTGAGGAAATCTGTAAGTTTCTTAATTGGACTTGTATTGACTGGCGAGGTGAATTATATTTCGTTGATATTGACCATATCGGAGAGTTTTATAAGTATAATCCTGTAACATTCGAGAAAGTTGGAACAAGTTCTCCAAGCTTGCTTAATATACAGAATATCGGTTTCGCCGGTTCCGAACATACACTAGATATTTTGCCCGGTTATAATAAAACTACAATCCGGTGTAGTAATTATCCTATATCCGGTTCTTTATTCGAAGAAATTGATTTTGATAAGTCCGAAGTAATCGCCTCTACAACTCAATATAACGCCCAATTTAACCCGACACAAGCTTTTAAAAAGAAATACTTATTAAATCAGTCTGTTGATTTAAAACTTTATAAAGATGGTGACGGGAGGATGATTGAGGCCAACCCGAAAGACTTTATAGACAATCCGAACGGGTTAAACTATCTTTATGGGGCAAGATTAGTAAAAACCTGTCAATATAATCCAAGAGATTCGGAATTATCAGAATACACCTACGATAATTCAATACAGATAAGAATTAAGGATTTATCTAATATATCCGTTGTAGACAACGAACTTATCATACTTTCTTTTGCAAACAAAGACTACAAAGTATTTCCAAAAGGTGTATTCTGCATTTCGGGAAGTGTAATGCCTTTTTACCAAGACCAAGAAATGTCTTTTTTAAACCAGGAAGATACTTCTTTAGATTCAATAATATTTATCAGTCTCCGCATAGGAGATAAATATTATAATGGTCTCGGATGGGTTCCCGTCAAGACTTATATTACCGTATCTAATTTAGGCGGAAGTGGGTTTAGAGATTTAAGAAATACAAAAACGCCAGATATGCCATACAAGGGGCTTAAAGGTTTTATAATACCGGTCGATTCTACTCTTATTGGGGATATTGAACTATCGATATTGATGAAAAAGGCCGGCGAAAATGGCAGACCGCATATTAGTTCTTGCTTAGGATATTATTTAAAAGATTTCGATATCGTCTATCAAAAGCCCGATAATATCTCAGATGATGAAGATAATAATTCCGACCGCATTTATGAGAACATAGTCAATGAGAATTTTATTAACGAACTAGATGAAATAGAATTTAAAATATCCAGCTATAATAACGACGGGGCATGTTATAGTAAAGTAATGTTAGGAGACCAATACTTGACCGATAATCTATATTCCGCCATAGAAGAAACTGCGATTCGGCCAGAAGAGCAACTTATTCGCCGGATAGTCAAACGCTATAGTTCCCCCCATATCAAACTCACCCAAGTAATAAAGGCAATACCAGATTTAACGCCCATATCCCGTTTGTATGACAATTATATGGTTAATAAAAGATTCATCAACGTAGGCGGTTCCATAAACTTTAAAATGAACCGGTTCAGTTGCATAATGATAGAAGTATGAGCGATAGTGATATTTTGATAAGAACACGAACGATTCCGGTAAGTCCGAGATCTAAGAATTATCCTCCCGGAATGGTGGTATCTCCCTCTTCCGGCGGAGGAAACACGACTATTATAGGTGGTGGTGGATCAGGGGTAGATATCATAAAAAAGGATGATATGAGGTCTCTAACTGACCGCAATGTACTATCGTCTCTTCGTACAATTCATGAAATAACATCCAGAATAATAACATCAGATGACACAGATACAGAACTGACTGACAATAATTTATTGTCTTCCCTCCGCGCAAACGAGGATTTAAACAAGGCTATAGAATTATTAAAAAGGATCTGCCTTAGAAAAGATCAGGAAGATAAAACTGAATACCTGGTAAAGTTGTTAGGCGGTGTCATAACCGATAATATAGAATCTCAGAACTTCATAAGCGGTGCGCTTGGTACGGGATTCCTTATCAAGCGTGACCCGAAGACCGGACGGTCGTATGCCGAATTTGATGAAATATATGTCCGGTTGAAGGCTGTGTTTGAATCTTTGACAATCAAGGAACTACTGTCATTAGGCGGTGAGATACTTCTTACACTAGCCAGCATTGAATGTACGAAGGTCGAGAAGATTTCCGTAGCATCCGTGTATGATTCAAGCGGGGCACGTCTCTACGACTCGGACAACGCAGCCCTGTATGTTCCCGTAGCGACAGGTGGCGTGTACCGTTGTTACTTCACTGCCGACGATGGTGAGAAAGCCATCATCAACCAGTTCACAGCCGGAGACATGGCGCAATGTCGTCAGTTTAACATCAAGGCTGGAGTTTATGAGAATGTAGCTAACCGCTACTATTGGCGGTATGTTTTGTCTGTCGGCGAAAACTATATAGACCTGTCTGTAGATGACTGCGAGGAAGGCAGCGATATTCCGCAGGCAGGTGACAAGATAATCCAACTTGGCAACAAGACAGATCCCGCACGTCAGAATGCTATCCTTTTGTCCGCCTATGGGCTTACCGCTCCAACCATACAGATGTTGCAGGGTATTGATTCTTATACTTTGGAAGGAAAGGCTGTCAAGGAAGAGGGATTCGACCAGGAGACGCAGCAGTTCTATTCAAATAATTACGGACGCAGTTATACAGGTTCGCGAGATAAAAGTAATTATATCCAATACACTCCTGAAAGAGGAGTTGAAGTCAGGGGTACTGTAACACTGGAAACCCCAGAAGGCAAAGTGTGGCGTGTCGACAGCTCAGATGGTGTAAACTATATCGGAGATTTGAATGGAAAGCATATTGAACTGAATCCTAACACGTGCGACATGAAGATATATAATGACGATGGAAAGATTGTCAACGTGTTTGAGGGTAATAACTACAGGTCGGTTGATGATTTATACGCTGGGAATATTCCATCAGTAACCATTATAAACAACAGACCATTGCTTACAGTTCCCGGAAGCGACAATACTGTAATGTCTGATGAAAAGGAAGTTAATATCATTAAAGAGGATTATTTTTACGCGGATTCATTGTTGACAATGAATTTCAATTTTTCCTTTGTTTCCCAAAATTATACAGGGGCTACAGGTGCGGCATCATGCACTACAGGATACGAGCTTCACCTGCTCTCTTATACGGATATCAATTCTGATCCAATATTGGACTATATATTAAGACAGGACGAACGGAACGAACCCGGAACTACCACTATCCATTATACCGAACAGACAAAAACAATAAATCCCGGATTGTATTATAGGCTTGTATTCAAGTTATATGCTTCTGTATCCGCCAACGGTGTTTCCTCTATGGCGGAAGTTACCATAATTGACATATCCGTTTCCTTTTCAAAGAGCGGATACATATCACGTTTCTTTGCGAACGGAATGTCTTTAGGTACATCAACAGATAACATATTTGCCGTTTTCAACAAGCGCAATGCGCTCTTGGGAAATTATATACAAGCAGAAATGCATAACAAGGATGTTGGATTTAGAATTTTAGCACAGAAACTATTAGCAAAGCAGAACCCTCACGGCTTTTCCAATGAGATTCCGTGGGGGATGGTTCCCCGAATAGTCGCAAGCGGAAAGGCAAAATGTTCAAGCTCATTCGCTTCTTTCGCGCAAGCGACAATATTCGATAACAGCTCATTGTCCATTTCCAGACATTCCAAAGGGAGGTTTCTGATAACCTTGCCATCGGAATGGAGCAAATACGAACTTGATAAGAGTGGGTATGTGATGGTTACCGGATATGGCTATGTAGAAGGCGGTTCACGCCCTGTGAGTGCCACTGTGACAGATTTCATAGCCAATTCCTTCTTTGTTGTTCTAAGTGATGGTGGAGCTCCTTGTGATGCGGATGGCGGTTTTTATTTTGAAATAAAAGTATATTAAAGCAATGATATTATGGCAGAAGAAACTAAAACATTAAGGCATACAGCCGAAGAGATAGATGATGCTATCGACAAGCTTCCTAGCAATGGTAATGCGGCAGGGATCTACAAATCTTCCCTGTCTTTCAGTTCCATCGTAAATGACGGTAACGTAACCCAAGACCACCTAACCGAAATAAATTCTATTTATGCGGCATGGAAATCCGGTAGAATGGTATATGTCCTGGACGAAAAAGGTGGGTATTACAATTTGGGAGTGCTAAACATGCAATTGGCAGAAGATAATTCAAAGTGCTCATTCGTGGCATTAGACCAAGATGGCGTATTATGCTATTATTCCTGCAACCCGTCTTCCGGTGTTACGGGTAAATGGTCTGTTACTCCTATTGGGAAGGATTTATTCGCACTGATTCAGCATACCCATAAAGCAAGTGATGTAACAGAGGAGAAAAACAAGCGTTTCGTGACTGATGAGGAAAAGGATGAACTAAGCACTCTAAGTACTACATACGCTAAAGCCGACCTCTCCAATGCCATGACTGTTTCCCTGAACCAGAACGGTTATGCTAAGTTTAATAACGGTCTGCTGATACAATGGGGATATTTTAGCACCGATGCTTCAAATAATCAGTCTGTCAATTTCCCAATATCTTTCAAATCCTGTTTTTCCCTAGCTTTTTCTAGTTCTACGGATAATACGGATAATTCTATATGGTCTGTGAATTATGCAGCTATATATGCTTCATATTTTACGGTTTATAGAAGATATGCAAATGCGGGAAGTGTATCCCCTTCTTCGCAGTCATTCAGATGGATAGCAATAGGAAGTTGGAAATAATTAATGATAAAAGGTTATGACGGTAAATAAAAAAATGTATTGGAACAACTCAATTTTGTATTATAAACTCAAAAACAGATAAAGCTATGATTCTATTAGTACTATTATCATTCATTCTCATCGCAGGCTATGTTTATGCGATGATTAAGAAAGGGAAAGAAATCCCTTATTCAATCAGTGCCACCTATTATGCGCTGACACACAAATTTTGGTTCGCTCTGTGCATGATTGGCTCCGGTGTTCTGCTTCTTCCGGCAGCTTTGGAATCAAGTACGGAAAACAGCCAGTTTCTTGTATTCCTTTCGGTTGTCGGTATGGTTGTGCTCGGTGTGTCTCCCAACTTCAAATCGGAGCAAAAGGTTCCTCATGCAATAGGTGCCGCCATGTCCTTAATCTTCTCCCAGATATGGGTAGGCTGTAACAGTTGGTACTGGCTTCTGTTATGGTCGGGATTCATTATTTACATGGTTGTCTCCATGAAGAAGCATTGGACGGGTAACTTCATCTCCGATTTTATAAAGAGAAAGCCGATGTTCTGGATTGAGGTAATTTCATTGTTGACCGTTTATCTTACTTGTCTATGGTAAAGGGTCAGTTAACTCGTACAATCAGCTCATCTGTATTTTTCGGTGAGTTGTACGCTCTGATGTGGGATATGAGATGGCTCATGCTCTTTATCTTAATCCTTATAATCGTGGATATGTGGTACGGAGTAAGCAAGTCCATCAAGCGTGGCGAAGAGTTTAGAAAGAGCAGATGTGTGAAGAGATTCCTGTTGAAATGCGGAGATTATATCTGCCTGCTGATACTTGGTGCCGTTCTTGGCAAGGCTATCGGTGAGCCTTTGGGAGTTTCCGCATTGGTTGTTTCTGTGATAGTTGTCCTTATCGGTTGTTTGGCGGAACTTGAAAGTATTAAATCCAACTATTGTGAGACAAAGGGAATCCATAAGGATATCAATGTGTTCAAACTGCTGCTTGTATTGGTCGGCTTCAAGAGCAGGGAGTTGGAGAAAGCGATTGAGGAATCTATAACGGATAAGAAGAAGGATGAGCTGGATAAATGAAAGTAACCGTATCAAGCACCTGCTCTACGCCATCCCGGCAGGTGCACTGTTAACCATCCTGTTTGCGGCAGGACTGGCTGTCGGCATGGAGTTCAAGGACCGTGCATACGGCAACGAATGGGACTGGCTCGATATTGCCGCCACGCTGATAGGCGGGTTCATCGGACAAGCGATTCAAATCGGAGTATTAACATTGATTTTATAGGAGGAAAGATATGGGAAAGTATTTCACGATAGCCGAAATGGTAAAGAGCGAAACAGCAGACAGACGTGGTATTGATAACCGTCTGCCGAAAGCGTTAATCTGCAATGTAGATGGTTTAATAGATAACGTTCTTGATCCTCTTCGGGAAGCCTATGGCAAACCTATCATTGTAACTAGCGGATACCGTTGCGAAGCATTAAACAAGGCTGTAGGAGGAAGCAAGACCAGCGAGCACATGAAAGGAATGGCGGCTGATATAGTTGGCACTCCGAACACAAAAGCGGAAAACAAAAAGCTATTCAATCTCGTACAAGAGCTTAACCTTCCTTTTACACAGCTGATAGATGAGAAGAACTTCTCATGGGTTCACGTCAGCTATGATAGTTGCAACGTGAAGAAACAGGTTTTAAAATTATAATCAATAGGAGGAACAATCATGGCAACAATAAATTTGGAGTTTAAAAAGAACAGCAGCGTATGGTATGCGGAATTTCAGATAAATTCTGATTTCAATATCCATTTGGAACGTGGCAATTACGGTCGGGTAAATATTCTCCAACGGACGACAAGCGAAGGGAATTTTGAGCCCGTTATTTTACCTATAAGTCTTGCGAGCAATGCAGGGACAACCATAGACTACGACTTCTCGGCTTTAGTTTATCCGAAAACTATCCGCATCGAGAGTGGAAGTGAAGTATTAAGTGGAACAGTAACCGAATCCGGCAATGAAGCTTAACAAGTTACCATTAAATGTAATAGGGTTGAATCGGGTTGGTTTGAATCAGATCGGTTCGCCTTCCCACCGGGCTAATACTTCCGACCGTCCTTACATAGACCCGGAAGTATTGGCTTCTTTGGTTGCCGTCTGTATCTGTGACGGCAAGAGCAACGACGACCCTGACAGGGCTGTAATCAAGAACTTGGTTGACCCGGACAATCCGTTCATCATAAGTAACGCAGCTTTCAAGCTTAATAGCGGGTATGGGAAATATGAGGTGGATTTTACATCTTGGAGTAGACTTATTGGCGTAAAGGCATTTTCTAATAAATTTGTAATAGAAAATAAAGCTTTTAATTGCGCGTATTATGTAAGAGATACAGGAGAAGATTTAGATGAATTTAAAGCTAAAATAAATAACCATACTGATGGAATTATTAGATATACCTATATAAACCAAGACGGAATTGTTGCAAATTTAGATATATCTCCAGATGATTCAAATAGAGTATTTACTTTTCCGAAATCCTATAACAGTATTGAAGGAGTTGCTAATCATATTTGTGGATTTCAAACACCTATGTTTGTAAATACAGGTATAATTATTGAGCAAATCCCCTCTTTCGAAGGCGCATTTGTCACTGACGGTAAGGACGACTTAATCACTTCCACCAAGACGGTTAAGGAAATGTTAGGAGGAAGCAATGAGGTTACCGTGGTGAGTATGATTCATCAGATAGGGTTTATATCTTCTCGAAATTATGCAAGAAACAACTATTTCATTCAAGGAAATGATTTCTTAACAAATACTATTAGCGCAATAGGTAAAATAGGTATATATGGATATAAGGGAAATTTATCTAATATAGCTATTGTAAACGATATATTAGGAGATAAAAAAGATTATTCTGTTGATAAGGCTAATCCAGCTAATATTGATTCTGTATTTAGTGTAAACGGAACTCATTCATCTGCGCAACTATCTCAACTTGCTTGGTACTGGACTATCATCGCCAACAAGGTACTGACCACCGACCAAATCAATCAGGTAATATCCTACTTCAATTTGGACAAGCATGTTAAACCGGATGTATACTATGATGTAAAGAAACAAGGTCTAAGCAATGATACTCCTGAAGCGGATTGGTATCTGAAAGACTTTAGTGGAAATGGTCATGATATGCAGTTGTATAACTTTGCTAAGAAACTAGGTAGTGGAATTGGTAAATATGAAGTAGATTTTAATACTTGGACACCTCAATCTTACGTTGCTGATTCTGCATATACTTCCAATAAGCTTCATATTACTAATATAAAAGGCAGTAACGCTATTTTATATACTAAGAAAGGAGCGAATGCTATGAAAGTAAAAATTACTGGGATTCAATCATTTAATTTAGTATATAGATATATTGCCGAAAATGATGTTTGGGAAGCACTTGAAGTTGATAGAGATGGAATTTATGAATTACCTGCGAGTACTACAACCACAAAAACCTATTATACAGGATTCACTGTTCCATATTATACTGGTGATTGTGATATAACTATTGAGCAAATCCCTGACTACGAAGGAGCATTGGTATTTGATGCAGTAGATGATTATGGTCAGTTTGTAGGAGACTTGGGTTTAGAGGACTATACTATTGCAGTTGATAGGGCGTATGTTGAAGCTAAACCTTCCCAAGTATCTATAATGAGCAATGTAGTGGATGGTTCTACTAATACGCCTTTTTTAATGGAACATATGGGCATTAATAAAATACTTGCTCCTCATAGTTTTGGTAAATATACTGTTTTATCAGAGTTAAATATCAATAGATTCATCTCATATCAGTCTACTTATAAATATAATGGAATTGATATAACTAAAGGTACTTCTACTAATACAGGTTCAGGGTTGACTATTGGTAGAATTGGAGGGGTTGCATCTCAATATGCTAATATAGCACTATGGAGTCTATTGCTTTTCCCTTACTCCCTTTCCGAGTTCCTGCTAGAGCGCCAGTTAAAGAGGTATAAGCTGGGTACGCTGTATCCGGATATGGTGGAGTTCAGACCTGTTATATCTGGAAATATTCCTTATAACGCTATTGAGATAAGTCAGGGTTCAACTACGTTGTATAATAAATCTATCAACAAAACAGGAATCTATTTGCAAGAAGGAAGTACTGTCAGAGTTTATATTCAACCTAGCGGAATAGATGAAGTATCTAAGATAACTATTAATGGAGTTGAATATACAGATTTACCTATTAATCCTAATGGATTTTATTACGCAGATTTCCCAATAACCAAAAGTCCTCAGAAGATAAGCTATGCCATTGACGAGTACATCAGATACGAGGATATTGTACAGCCTTATCCAGCAATAATTAATCTAAACCAAGATGGTAAAACTATCACTTGGGGAGATAAGTTGAAAGTAGGCAGTGATATAGTCTTTGTAGGAAGTGCCAACCTTTTACCGGAGCTATATACTGTATCCGAGACACGGTATAATGGTGTAACGCTTTACTCAAACACTATCATAAAGGTAGAGAAGTCTATGGTGTTTGATAATGCACGTACCTACCTAAAAGCCAATGAGCCGAACTGTATCCTGTCGCCTAATAGGTTGAGGATTCCAAATTCTAGCTACAAGATACTAGGCTACATTCCGGACTTGACAGGTAAAGGTAATCATGGGGTAATCAACAACTCTGCTTATGCGGGAATGAGTGGGGCTAATGGGTATAAATATGATTGGAATACTTATACTAGCCATATAGCTGGAGTTAAACCAACAGATAATGCTTTTAAGGTAAATTTAACTGCTGAAACTAGTACTACTGCATTATTTGGCACTCCTATTTTTACAGTTGGATCTAAGTCACATTATTTCCGCTTCAAAATAAGCGGTCTTATTAATAACCAAAAGATTCAAATAGATTATCCTAAAGGAAGTGATGATACTGTAATTACTAGTGATAGGTTTGGAAATGGTGAATATTCTACTAAGGATTATACTGTTGGAGAAGTTAAAAGGTTGAACTTCTATGTAATCAACGCTGTAAAAGGAGAACCTATAAGTGTTTCCATTGAACAGCTTCCTGAATACGAAAGCTCATTCTGTCTTGATGGCGTAGATGACTTTGTTACTATTCCTACTTTGGCTCATGGTGCTAAGCAGGTATTGATGAAGGTGAATTTACAAAGTTATGATAGATACTTGTATGACCAAAGAAATAGTTGGAGTCAATACTTAGCTATTGTTTCAGCAGGTAAGACAATAGCTTATGAATACTCAAATAAAGGTGGTAAAACTTATATTGATGGTATACTTAATGAACACATTATTGATAAAGATTTACTGAATATAACTCATAATATAACTGCAACTAATGCTAATATAGGAGTTCAATATGCTCCTAATATTGGCACTTCATTTGCTAGAGGTAATTTTGCTCAAATGGCTCTCTTCGATTTTATGCTATTCCCAGAAATATCTAGTGAAGATGAGATAAAGGAGCTAAACGATGTTATGGGTATTGAGAATAACATTGAAGTAAGTTAAACAATTAATTAAAAAAATTATATGAAATACGCAGTAGTAACAATCGAATGGCTAGCCCAGCACGGTCTGTTGGCTATCCCCACAATGAGAAAGAGTAAAGACGGTAGTAAGGTAATCCTCCACGAAGAGTATCTGTCCCCTTACAAGGACGAAGAGTTTCCGAGATACTATTTTGACAACCCGGAACTGAACGCCCTTCTGTCAAGTGATGAATGGTCATGGACGGAAGAGGAACAATCAGAAGGGAGTGCGGAATTCATCCAGGTGGCGGCAGCGCAGAACCTATTGAATGTGACCAGAGCCGGAATTCAAACTATGTCCCTGACAGACAACGAAGCGTTGAAAGTGAAGTCCATGTATCCGTATTGGAACGAGTTTATCAGCAAATCACTAACAACCGGAATGAAAGTGCAGTACAACGATAAACTCTACCGGGTAAGGCAGAATATTGCTACCGTCTTGGAGAATCAACCGCCAAGCATCAACACCGCAGCTCTCTATGAGGAAATCAACGAGACCGTTGCCGGAACAAAGGATGATCCGATCCCATACAATAACAATATGGCATTGGAAGAGGGCAAATACTATTCGCAGGACGGAGTTATCTATAAGTGCACCCGTTCTACTGGACAGGCGGTTTACAACTCACTAAAAGACCTTGTAGGTATTTACGTTGAGGTAGTAGCATGAGAACCCTTCCTTATATACTGATTTGCCTGCTGCTTGGCGTGATCGTGTGGATGAAATGCAGTCCGCACGAACCGTCAACGGTTTACATTAAAGGAGATACTGTACATATCCGGGACACAGTAAGAGACACAATCCCTAAGCCGGTAAAAGAAACTTTGAAACGTACCGATACGGTATATCTACCTATTCTGATAGATACAACGACTGACAGAACCGTAGAAGGCGATTCGATTCCGGTACTGATACCGATAACAAGCAAGGAGTATAAGACCGATGATTACCGGGCGGTAGTCAGTGGATATAATCCTACTCTTGATTCTATGGAAATATACAGAGATAATAAAATTATTACTTTTCCACCTTTACAGAAGAAGAAACGATGGGGATTAGGTTTGCAGGCAGGATACGGTTATCCGGGCGGTTGGTACGTAGGAGCTGGAGTTAGTTACAACTTGTTCATGTGGTGAGAAAAAGGTGCTATCTTCCCAGACGGCACCTTAAGTAATATGAAAAGTTTAGGTACATTTTTTTACAAAAGTTTATTCAACCATTTTCTTATGACATATAGGCTATGTAAATTCAAAATGTGTTATCCTATTTTGGCTTCATTCATTATGAAACTGTTTTGCTACAATCTTTATAAATGATAAAGCAAAGCGCGTGCCATATTCTACTTTTGTTTATATTTAGCTATATATCAATGATATGAGCACGAATGAACATATTGCGTATCTGTGGAAAATATGTGGAATTGTTAACATTATTGTGGAATATATCGTCAAAAACGGTAACTATCTTCGCAGACCGTTACCGGTATGAAAAGCTTAAGTTTTACTTACATAACAATTTCCAATGGAAAAAGGTTCATAAAGAAAGGTGTACAAAACAACACATTATTTAAAATGCCGGATTTGACAGATGTGGTGATATCAATGGGAAATAGTATATCTTTGTACCCGTAGAAGTTTACTTGTCTTTTGGCAAGTTCGCCCTGACTTTAGTCGGGGCTTTTTTTATACCTTTGCCGAAAACTAAATATTATGGCAGAAGAACAGAAATACGACCACGACTCGATAAATGAGTTGCTAACTTGGGCTAAAGAAACGCTCAATAATAAGAAATACCCGCAGGAAGGCTTCCAGCTTGACAAATGCGCAAGAATCTCGGATTGTGGGAAGTACCTTGATTCGATGATATTGGTGATAAACAAGAACTGGGAGAACCCTACGTTTTACCCAACGATTGACCAGTTAAGGTTGTTTAGGGAGAAGATAGAGAAGGCAGCCGAATAAGCTGCCTTCTTTTTAACATCGTTCCTATCCTATTTTGAAAAGTTTTTCAGCTTGTCTTTCCACCATAACATCGGGCATCTTTGCATATATTTGGGTTGTTGCTATATGTTTGTGTCCTAGCATCCTAGAAACAGACTCTATCGAGACATCGTTCAAAATAGCCACAGTCGTAGCGAATGTGTGTCTTGCTATATAAGTAATATTTAGAAATGCAATAAAAAACAGAATGACGATAATTAAACGTAAA